ATGTTGATAGTATACTAAAAACATTGGAAAAAATAAGTCCATCCGATGAAAAAGATGAGGATGAAGATTTAGAAGAAGTGTTAATTAAAAACAAAGGTGGGCGTCCTAGAGAAGGATTGAAGTTTGGCACAGACGCTCATCCGCTGGGTAGAGATCCGCTTGGAAGTAAAGAAAATAAAAAAACGTACAAGCGATCAGCGTTATCTATGGAAACTAAGAACTTTTTACAAAAATTACCAACTAAAACATTTAGTAAATATAGAGAAATTATATCGGAAAGCATTTTAAATGACGATAAAATAGAAGGTTAATCATGATTGATTATATTTACTTATATATGGCTGTTGTTTACTCGTTTAATACGGATAACATATGAATATAAAGCATAATAAAATTAAAAATACCGGCATTCTTTTTGAACTTTTAGTTAGAAAAGTTGCCTCCGATGTGTTGGATGGAAAATCGGATAGCTTCGCAGTTAAAATCATGCGAGAGCATTTTCATTCAAAGTCGGAACTAGGAAAAGAACTTCAATTATACAGATCTTTTTTCAATACATCAACATTAAGTGAAGTAAAAGCATTTAATATGGTAGATTTAGTATTAGAAAAAAGAAAAACGTTGAATGAAAAGGTTTTAAACTCACAAAAATTTTTATTAATTAAAGAAATTAAAGAGCATTGTGATTTAAAACAATTTATGTCCGGAAGAGTTGCTTCCTACAAAATACACGCTTCTATTTATAAGCTGTTTGAATCTTTAAAATTAGAAGATAATAATATTTCTGAATTAAATGAAATAGTTTCTTCTAAATTTGCCATCGTAGAGCATTTACAAGGATTGCATAAAGAAGAAAATATTATAAAAGAAAGCGAATATACGCAAATTATAAAGCAACAGCCTGAAGAAATTCGTCATTTGTCATATAAATTTTTGTTAGAAAACTTTAATAACACATATAATGTATTAAATGATAAACAAAAATTATTACTTAGAGAATATATCAACAACGGTACAGATGATATTAAATTGAAAAAGTTTATTTCATCAGAATCAACCAATTTAATTAAATCATTAAAGAAACATGTTGATAAAATTAAAAACGATGTAACTAGAATTAAAATAAATGAAGTAATATCACAGTTACATGACATGTCAAGTAAGGCAGTCGTAAAACAAAATTATATGACAGCGTTATTGATTGCATATCAAATTTCTGAAGAACTTGAATCGTTGAGTTAATTATGGATAACCTAGAAAAATTAAAAGAAGTAATTCGTTCTGAAATTCAAAAGCATTTACAAGAAATGTCAACCACGGGAAATGTAGCTGGATACTTAACACCAAATGCATTTTTAGGTGATAAGCAAAATGGAGAAGCTCGTATAAAACAAATGGCTAAAGCGATTGGATATACGATAACAAACCGTGGGAAGAAAGACATTACTTCAGGCGATAAATTAAACGAATCAACGGTCAGTGCTAAATTACTTTCATTAAAAGAAAATGTCAAAGTGTTAGCTGAAAATTACTATGAATATAGAAATGATGCTACTCACAAGCCTCATCAAAAAATAGGAATGGCTATATCCGAAGTAAATAAGCAATTAAAAATGATTGAAAAAGTATTACGTATGAATAGTAGATTGCAAAAAGAATATGGTATTTCAAATGACAAGCTATGGAAGAGAACAACGAATCAAATGCTAAAATTAGAAGGCAGATTGTTAGAACTCGCCGGTAGACTTCGGGAAATGAGAGGCTAATATGGGATTACTATGTGAATATACCGAATTGCAATATGATAGAAGTTTATTAGTAGAAGCTTTAGATGGCAAGAAGCCATTAATTTTAAAAAATGTCATATTGCAACGAGCCGAAGCCAAAAATCAAAACGGCAGAGTATACCCTAAAGAAATTTTGATGAGAGAAGCTGCTTTATACAAGCAAAACTTTGTAAATCAACGTAGAGCGGTTGGTGAATTAGATCATCCAGAATCACCGGTAGTTAATTTAAAAAATGTATGCTGTAATGTCGTTGATTTGTGGACTGAAGGAGATGATGTTCGTGGTGATATTGAAATTTTAACGACTCCGACCGGTAATATTGTTAGACAGTTAATAGGAAATAATATTCGTATTGGTGTGTCATCTCGTGGAATGGGATCTGTTAGGCAGATGGGAGAAAACACGGTTGAAGTGCAAGAAGATTTTTCATTAATTTGCTTTGATATAGTCAGTAATCCATCGACATTTGGTGCATTTATCAATGAAAGTATAAGTCAGACATCAATTCAACCATATGATAACATTGATAAGTTAGTTCATGATTTTCTAAGTGAAATAAAATAAAAAGGAGAGTATTATGTTTACGTTTGTATTATTAGTTTCAGTAATTTTGTTAATATGCTGGTACATCATTAAAGATTCAAAAAAGCCACTTACTGAAAAGTTCAGTGCTACTATTGAAAAAACTTCTGAAAAAGTTGTTGACGTACTTGATGTGAATAATGATGGAAAGATTACAACAAAAGATGCCACTGAAATAGTAAAAAAGGGTAAAATCGTTGCAAATAAAGTAACTACTCAAGCAAAAAGAAAATATAACAAAAAAAGAAACCATCCTAAGTGATGAGGTATATATGCACGTTACTGTAAATGAAGGAAAAGATGAGCTTCAAAAAGCATTAAAGCAATTTACAAAATTAGTAAAAAAATCTGAATTGCTACAAGAGTTACGCAACCGTGAGCATTTTTTGAAACCATCGAAAAAAAGAAAATTTAAAAGCCAAGAAGCGTTGCGTAGAAAAAAACGAGAAGAACGTAGAATTGCTCGTCAAAAAAAATACGATAATTAATATTTTTCAAAATAAAGTATATATTTATATAATAGTAAACAGTCAATTTTTTAATATTAACTGTTAAATTTATTTTTGCATAACAGATCACATTATCTGTTCTAATCATTATAAGGAGTAACATTTATGGCAGAAATTACCAATAAGCTTTTAAAACAAGCAATTGCTGATGCCGAAGCAGTTCGTGAAACTGCCGTGGCTAATGCAAAGTTGGTTTTAGAAGAAGCAATTGCACCACACATTCGTGAGATGATTGCTCGTCGTCTTCGTGTAGAAGCCGATATGACACAAGAAGAAACCACAGACGAGGCAAAAGAACTTCCTTTTGAAGATGGTGAAGCAGAAGGATCAAGTGAAATGCCAGCCGATTCATCAACCGTGGGTTCTGGTGAAAATAAAGAACCATCAGACGATTCATTTGATGCATCAGGTATCGGTGATGGCGGTGAAAACAAAGAAGACAGTCACACAGATTGGTATGATGATTGGTCAGAAAGTGATTTTGACCTTGATGAAGTAATCAAGGAATTAGAAGAAGACATCGCGAACCTCGGAGAAGGAGGTGAAGATGAGGAAGAAGGACATGACGAAGAAGAAGAAAAGGATGAAGAAGATGAAGAGTCGAAAGACGAAGCATATCCTAAGAAAGAAATGACTCATGCTCCAGAATTGAAAAAGGTTCCAGTTGCTCCTGTTGCCGAAAAGAAGCACGATGAAGAAGGCGACGAAGAAGAGCACGATAAGGAAGAGAAGGATGATGAAGATGTAAATCTTGAGGCAATTCTTGCAGAACTTGATGATGATGAAGACGAAATGGGTGATGATATGATGTCACGCGGCGATCATACCAAGGAAGAGGGATTACAAACCCAACTTGCGGGACTCAGGAAGGAATTAGCTCAATATCATGCGGTGGTTAATACGCTACGTGAGAGATTACAAGAAGTAAATCTTCTAAATGCCAAGTTACTCTTTACCAACAAAATGTTCCGCAATCAAGGATTAAACAACGAACAAAAAGTTCGCATCGTAGAATCATTTGATCGTGCAACAACCGTTCGTGAAGTGAAACTAGTATATACAGCACTAGTTGAAAATCTTTCAACAGCAGCTAAAACTTTCAACGCATCACGCAAGAAAGTCGTCGCAGAAGGGTTTGCTTCAAAGGCAACCCCAACAACAGCACCAAAAGCGCAAACCGTTATTGTAGAAAACACAGTAGCAAAGCGTCTTCAAGAACTCGCAGGAATTATTTCATAATATAGGAGATATATAATATGTCAGATGTATCAGAATTTATTAACGAAGCTGGATCTGCACACCAAGTGGTGTTAGATCAGACTCGTAAACTTGCAGGAAAGTGGGAACGTTCAGGTCTTTTGGAAGGCTTGAAGGGATATGAGAAGCAAGGCATGGCAGTCATGCTTGAAAATCAAGCAACACAGCTTCTTGGCGAAAACAGTAAGACCAATGCCGCTGGAACAAGTGGTGAACAATGGGCAGGTGTTGCTCTTCCATTAGTTCGTAAGGTGTTCGGTTCAATTGCAGCGAAGAATTTCGTTTCAGTTCAGCCAATGAATCTCCCAGCCGGTCTTGTGTTCTACATGGACTTCAAGTATGGCTCAACAAACCAAGGCCAGACCGCAGGAACTTCATTATATGGTACAGCATTAAGCTCACCTTATAGTGGATTCGGTAACCAAACCGAAGGTGGTTTGTATGGTGCAGGACGTTTTGGTTATACATTAAATGATACCGCGTCAATTGCAACATTAGGTGATGCATCACAATCAGTATCATTTGCTGATGTAAATTTCAACGCTGACTTCATTGCAACCGCTTCACTCAGAAAGTATGTAGTTTCTGGTGCTGATTTACCAACTGCTGATTTCTTAGCAGTTCGTACATTCGTTCCATCAGGATCGGGTGCAGATTTAGCGGCATTGGTATTGCCAGAATTTACTAAGTATGACGGCACGAACGTTACATTTATCGTAAATACAACAGCAGTATCAACATTAAATCAAGTCTTGTACAGCAAGCTTCCAACTGCCGAAGCTCGTGGTGACTTCGAAGATCGTGATGGTTCAGTAACAAACTTGAACATTCCAGAAATTGATTTGGAACTCAAGTCAGAAACAATCGTTGCAAAAACACGTAAGTTGAAGGCCGTATGGTCACCAGAACTTGCACAAGACTTGAACGCATACCATTCAATCGACGCGGAAGCAGAATTGACTAGTATGTTGTCAGACTACATTGCAACGGAAATTGATCTTGAAATCCTTGACATGTTGATTGCAGCAGCACCATCAGTAAACACGGAATACTGGTCGGCTGAAATTGGTTCAGTGTGGAACGGTTTGCCAGTTGGAAGTGGTGGCGCATTTGCAGCAAGTTCCTTCACGGGTACAGCATGGACCAACATGACATGGTTCCAGACGCTCGGCCAGAAGATGCAGAAGGTCAGTAACAAGATCCATCAGGCAACAATGCGTGGTGGTGCAAACTTCGCAGTGGTTTCACCAACAGTTGCAACAATTCTTGAAACCATCCCCGGCTTCCAAGCCGGTACAGATGGCGACAAGATGGAATTCGCCGCTGGCGTAACGAAGATTGGTTCATTCCAGAACCGCTTCACCGTATACAAGAACCCATACATGAAGGAAAACGTCATGCTCATGGGCTTCCGTGGTTCACAGTTCTTGGAAACTGGCGCAGTATATGCTCCATACATTCCATTAATCATGACACCGCTCGTGTACGATCCAAACAACTTCACGCCACGTAGAGGTGTGATGACACGTTACGCGAAGAAGATTGTACGTCCTGAATTCTTCGGTAAGATCTTCATCGACAAGCTCAACCTCGTCTAATAGATTTTACAAAATTATAATAAATTGGGGTGGCGAAAGCCACCCCTTTTTATTTTCAAACACCATTTATTTATATTATAAACGATATTTATATATGTCTTTACAGAGGAGTCATAATGCAAAATCGTGAACCCATCGTATTTGAAGAAAATCCAGTAAATCCATACAATTTAACTCCTTTCGGATTTTACGATACGGATTCGGAGTTTCAAACGGAAGCTCCTCAAGTCGCATCATTTGTGGCTCGTCGGTTAGGATATCCAGTAGTTGATGTGGAATTAACGCATAAGCAAATATATGCATGTTTAGAAGAGGCGGTTACAACATACAGTAACCAAGTAAATCAATTTAATGCAAGGGAATACATGCTATCTGTACAAGGCATGAGTACCTCTACAAACATAACACAAAGAAATATTGTCTCTACACCTTTACCACAGTTGATAAAGTTATCTGCTCAATATGGAACTGAAGCAGAAAGTGGTGGAAATGTCACTATGAAGCGCGGATATATTAGTGCATCCGCATATCAACAATCGTATGATTTAAAAGCATTATGGGCTGATGTACATGAGAGTGGTTCGGCAATTGAAATTAGAAGAATTTATCATTATATGCCACCGGCAATCGCGAGATATTATGATCCGTTTGCTACAACTGGATTGGGTCTTACAAATCTTATGAGTGAGTTTGGTTTTGATGGATACTCACCGCCAGTGACGTTCGTCATGATGCCAGCATATGAAGATTTGCTAAGAATTCAAGCTATTGAAATCAACGATATGATTCGTAAAAGTCAATATAGCTTTAGAGTATCCAATAATGTAGTAAGCTTTACTCCAATCTTTAAGAAAGATGAAACAATATGGTTTGATTATATGGTGGTCGATGACAAATTAAGTTCAACCGCACTACTTGAATCAGGATCAGAAAATAGTAAAGTATCCGATTTTTCAAATATTCCATATGACAATATACAATACAAAAATATTAATAGTATTGGTAGATTGTGGGTATATCGATATACATTAGCATTAGCAAAAGAATTATTAGGAACAATTCGTTCAAAATATAGTGATATCCCTATACCAGAAGCAAGTATAAAATTAGACGGTGATACACTTCGTAGAGAAGCAGCTAGTGAAAAGGAAGGCTTGATAAAAGAAATACGAGAAACCCTTGAACAGACTGGATATCAAGCACAATTAAAAAAACAAGTAGAAAATGTTGAAGCTATGAGTAAAATATTTCAACATGTACCTGTACCTATTTTCGTAGCATAATATGCCTAGATTTGTATCTACTAGGGACTTTGATTTTTTTCAACATATTAATAGAGAATTAATAGTTGATATTGTTGATATAGAAATAATTTTATATAAGTTAATCAATGATATTATTAAAATGAATATTTACGGAGAATCCACAGAAAAAACTAGATACCGTGGAATAAGTTTAAATGCATTAATTAAGTATCCAAAAATTTCACCATCCAGTGAAGGATTTGGTACCGATGCCGTACAGGATAATGTTGAGTTTAGATTTGTTAGAAAACTTTTACAAGATGTAAATGTCTATCCGGAAGTTGGCGATATCATAAAATATAATGAAAATTATTATGAAATACATAATATAAATGAAACACAGTTAATCGCCGGTAGACCAGAATATAATCAAACCATTTCCTGTGAATCACACTTAACTCGTAGAAGTTCACTTAACATAGAGGAAACTCATATATGAGTACTCCTAATTTTAACACAGATTTAAAGCTTCCAAACAAATATAATCGCGGAATGGATAATAAATATGTTGATGGTGTGTCAATTCCGTTAAGCGTAGGATTGTATACGATTGATAATGGAATATTGAAGTATCTTCAAACCAAAATAAATCCAGTTGTCAATCAGGATGGAAAGCAAATAAAAGTTCCGGTTATATATGGAAATCCGGAACGATGGAAAAGTGCACAGCAAGATGGTGGTATTAGAGATAAAAATGGAAAAATAATGCTACCAATTATTATGTTACGCAGAACTACTATGAAAAAAAATAGTATAAACTCGCCCATAAATAAGCATCAAACGTATGCATTTAAATCTGGTTGGAATTCTAGAAACATTTATGATAAATTTACCGTCTTGAATAGAATTACTCCAAGTGAAACATATCACGTGAGCATTGTTCCAGATTATTATGATATCTCATATGACGTAATGATTTGGACAGAATATATGGAGCAAATGAATTTACTAGTGGAAAATATAACCTTTGAAAGCGACGAGTATTGGGGACAAGATAATAATTATAAATTTATTTCTAGAATAAATCAAATAAAACAAACCACAGATTTGCCCGAAACAAAGGATCGTCTGGTTAGAAGTGAATTTTCAATTGATATCAAAGCATATATATTGCCAGAATATGCATTGAATAAACAAGGAAACAGATCTAAATCTGTAAACTTACAATATTCTCCAAAAAAGATTGTGTTTGATACAGAAATAGTAACAAGAACTAATAAATAAATCATATTTTCAAAAATATTTTTTATATTTATGATATGTATACGTATTTAAATTGAGGTTACTTTATGAAAAAAATTACAGAAGAGCATTTTCAGGAAATTCAAAAATTAAGAGAAAATTTACTTGAAGTTATATACAGTATTGGAGAACTTCATTTAAATAAATTAATGCTAAAGAAGCAGATAGACGAAATTGACAGTGTAGTCTTAACGTTAGAAAACAAATTTGCTGAATTTCAAAAAGATGAAATGGTTTTATATAAAACGTTAGAGGAAACATACGGTTCCAATAGTATTAATTTGGATACCGGTGAGATAGTAGAGTAAAATATAACCCATTTGGAGGATTCGTATGGCAAATGAAAGAATTGTCTCTCCTGGTGTATTCACTAGAGAACGAGATCTGAGCTTCTTGACTCAGGGAATTAGTGAAATCGGGGGTGCATTTATTGGACCTACACCAAAAGGCCCAGCATTTATACCAACAATTGTAAGAAGTCAGCAAGAATATGTTACCCAATTTGGTGAAGCCGATGCGAACCACTACACTGGGTTGACTGTAAAAAATTATTTAAGAGAATCAGGAGTCGCGACAATTGTTCGTGTTCTTGGATTAGATGGATATGATCCAGCAAGTACTAAATCTGCTCTTATATATGCATCCGGATCAAACGGTCGTAAATTATACGCCGTGTTGCATCCAACAAGCACAGGAAATACCATAACCGCTGTATCTGCTTCCGGAACGACGGCAAGCTTTGGTTTAGTGGTATCTTCTTCTGGTGGAAACCTTTCAACAACTGGTCTTAGTACCACGGAAGGATCTAGCACATACTTTGCGGATTATTTTTCAAATTCCACAACCAGTACAAAAAATTCATTCATATATTCAATATTCCCAGAAGCAATAACTGCAAGCTTGGGCGCTGGTATTATTCTTGAAGCAGAAACATCAAGTGTAGCACTAAACTTCTCAGGATCTACATGGGGCGAATATTCACATGCAACTACCCCTTGGGTACAATCCCAGACAATTGGTGGTTCTAAGCTTGACTTGTTCAAGTTGCATACATTAAGTGACGGAAATTCTTCCAACAAGGAAGTAAAAGTATCATTTATCAACATGAAGCCAAGTGATGATGTTGATTATGATTATGGTACATTCAGTATGTTAGTTCGTCGCTACAATGACACGGATGCAAAGTTAGAAATATTAGAACAATATGATAATCTAAACTTAGATCCTGATAGTCCAAACTATCTCCCACGTGTAATTGGTAACAGTGCTCCAACTGAAGATACTGTCACTAAAGAAATGTATTATCAAGGAGATTTCCCAAATCGTTCGGCGTATGTATGGATTGAAATGAGTGAAGCACCAATTCCAGCAACAGCATTGCCATTTGGATTCCAAGCCGTTGCATCAACGGTGAACGTAGCAGCAGCACAGCTAGTATCGCCTAGCTACGTAACAACACGTTGGTACGATGGCGCAACTGCAGGATTCACAACACAATCCGTAGATAAGAAGTATTATTATGGATGGCAGTTTGATCCTGCAAATGAAACAAATACTTCATATTTAAATGCAATTCCTTCTGGATCTAGCCAAGTTGGTTCATCATTTAATCTTGAAAATATAGTAGATGTTCCAGATGGATCAACTGCGAAGGCAATTTCATTAACAGATGCGGATAGCTTGGTATATCGTAAATTCACTGTACCATTCCAAGGTGGATTTGATGGATTGAATCCTGCGCGAGATATTAATTTGGGAGGCGAGATTGTTGCAACCAATTCTCAAGGATTTAATTTGTCAACGTCAGTTTCTGCTGGATCAAAGGCATATAAGAAAGCATTAAATGCAATCAGCAACCCCGATCAGTTTGACTTCAACTTGCTTGTGTTGCCCGGCGTGATTTATGAATTGCATTCATATGTTGCAAATGAAGCACTAAGTTTGTGCGAAGATCGCGGAGACGCATTCTACATCATGGATACGGTTGGATTAAACGCTACATTAGCAACGGCCACAGGAAAGGCTGCGGAAATCGACAGTAACTATGCAGCAACATACTATCCATGGTTGCGAGTCATCGATACAAACACTAACAAGTTGATTTGGGTTCCACCTTCAGTAATTCTTCCAGAAATTTATGCATACAATGATAACGTTGCTGCAGAATGGTTTGCTCCTGCTGGATTGAACCGTGGTGGAATATCCAGTGCAGTTGGTGTGAAAGTTAGATTGCCACAAACAAGTAGAGATACTTTGTATGAAGGAAAGGTAAATCCGATTGCACAGTTCCCAGGACAGGGAATTTGTGTGTGGGGTCAGAAAACTCTACAACGCCGTCCATCGGCTCTAGACCGTGTAAACGTTCGTAGATTGTTAATTGCGGTTAAGAAATACATTGCAAGTGCATCTAGATATCTTGTGTTCGAACAGAATGTCGAAGCAACTCGTAATCGCTTCTTAAATATAGTAAATCCATATTTAGCAAGTGTACAAGAACGTTCTGGACTATATGCATTCCGTGTTATAATGGATGAAACAAATAACACACCAGATGTAATTGATCGTAACATCTTATATGGTCAGTTATATCTCCAGCCAACAAGAACTGCTGAATACATTATCCTTGATTTCAACGTTCTCCCAACTGGCGCAACGTTCCCAACCGCGTAATATAAAAATATGGGGGGGAAGATTAAACCCCTTCCCCCACATTTTTATAATATGATATATTTATAGTTAAGAATCCTTTCGGAGAATATAAATGGCAAACTTAGTAACTGAACAAGAACTGTTCTTCACAGCATTTGAACCAAAGATGAAAAATCGCTTCATCCTTTATATGGATGGAGTGCCTTCTTACATCGTTAAAAAAATATCACGCCCACAATTGACACAAGAATCAAAGCCTATTGATCATATCAATTTACAGCGATATGTAAAAGGAAAAAGTAAATGGGGCACCATGGAAATGACATTATATGATCCAATTGTACCTTCAGGTGCACAGGCAGTCATGGAATGGGTACGTCTTCACCACGAATCAGTCACTGGTCGTGATGGATATCTTGAATTTTACAAGAAAGATTTAACGTTAAATGTTCTTGGACCTGTTGGTGATAAAGTAGAAGAATGGATCATCAAGGGTGCACAGATCACACAGGTAACGTTTGGTGATATGGATTGGGCAGACGATGCTCAGGTAGAATTCACTGTGCAGATTCAGCCAGATTATTGCGTATTGAATTACTAATTTTTAAAAAAATTAAAAAATAATTACAAAACTCTTTCGTGATTCATGTAAATACTAGTCACGAAAGAGTTTTGTAATTATATACATTCATAAAATCATCATATTAGATAGTTTTTTGATATTTATACAAGACAGGTCTTATAATGAATGAGAGATATTTATGGCAGAACCTACGAAATTTGAAATTGGTCAAGGCGAAACGTTTAAAATACACGTTCGATTAAAAAACCAAAATCAAAATAATACGCCAATTGACATTAGTGATTACACGTTTGCCGGTCAGGTGCGTGAAAATTATACTACCGACGAAGTTGCGGCAACATTTACATTTTCAAAAAATCTACCCTATTCATCTGGAAGTGTGTTTGTAGAATTAACACCGTCAGAGACAATAAACTTAACACAGCGACAATATGTGTATGATATATATGCCACTTCTACTTCACCGGTATCCGTTACACGTAGAATATTAGAAGGCACTCTTATAGTAAGACCAGCGGTAACGAGATAATTATGACAGGTTCATTGGATACTAGTGATATTTTGGTAGTAGTAGACACGGGCGATAATTTAAGTGTAAGTTTACAACCACCAGATCAATATGCAGTATCTATAACGGCGGGTGATACGTATGTGGTAAGCTTAGATTTACCGAGTACGATAGTCACCACACAAGCTGATTCGTTCTACAGAGTGGCTGACTTTGCAGTTACCGCAAGTTATATATCCGGTGCTAGTAATTCGTGGGGTGGGTTATTAGGAAAGCCGGAAGGATTAGTGTCATCTTCGACACAAGTTAATTATACAGAGTTACAAAACATTCCATCGGGAATTGTATCTAGTTCATCACAAGTTAATTATACTGAGATACAAAATAAACCGACGACTATTGCAACCGCATCATATGTTCAAAATGCTATAAGTGCTTCATTTGCAGTAACTGCATCATACGTTAGTGGATCTGTTAGTTCATGGGACACACTTACTAATAAACCGTCTGGATTAGTATCATCATCTACACAGGCGTTGGGATGGACAGTTGAATCTGCTTCGTTCGCAAGTAAAGTGCAAGGGATTGTTGATACACCGCAGTTGTCAATATTAACAAATGTATCATCAACTGCAACGATTATATCGTCATCGGTGAAATCAGGAGTATTTGCAGCAACAGAAATTATAGATCCTCCGTTTTCATCGACGCAATATAGTGGTGTATTAGTCGAGTATGTTGCACAACGAACTGGAGCGTTGAGGGCAGGAACAATATATGCTACGTGGAGTGGAAGTAGTATATCATATACTGATGTATCGAATACTGGAGTGGGAGATACAAGTGATTTGTCCTTTAATTTTATAAAGGTAGGAAACAACATTTTACTTAGAGCATATAGTGCGGGATCTGGGTCAGGTACATGGACTACACAATGTTTATTTAAAATGTTTTCCAATATAACCTGATATTTATATATAAACTATTTTGGAGATAGTGCATGGCAAATGAATTTATAGCACGGAGTGGACTCAAAGTACTTGCGTCCGGAATAGAAATAACTGGATCTAGTAGATTTAGTACAGATGTAACTTCGTCCGGAAATATTAAAGCCGTAGCATTTTATGGAAACGGTCAAAATGTCACGGGTGTTATTAGTTCATCCTATGCAACCACCGCTTCAGTATCTACAAATAGTCTTGTAACAGCAAGTGGTGCTGGTAGCACGATTACTTTTACGAAAGGTGATGGATCAACCTTCCCAGTAACAATCACCGTTGGAAGTTCTGCGACCGCTTCGTATGTGGATTATGCAAATATAGTCAATAAACCATCATTGTTTTCTGGTTCAGAACAAATTGATCATAATCTTACTACAAATTATGTAGCAAATCAACATATTGACCATACCACGGTATCCATTTCTGCAGGTTCTGGTTTAAGTGGCGGTGGTGATATTACCACAACACGCACACTTACATTAGATACAAGTTCTGCACATTTTACGAATGGTGTAAAAACCAAACTTAATACAGATGGAGTAATTAGTAGCTCACTCCAGTTTAATAGTGTTACCACACCATTTACTGGATCGTTTACTGGTTCGTTTAAAGGTGATGGTAGTGGATTAACAGGAGTTGCAAGTACACTTAGTACTGCCGGAACTACTGGAACTGGTACGATCAATCTACAGACGCAGACACTAACTATTAATGGCGACAACGGCGTCACAACAAACGCATCTGGTCAAACTATTACCGTATCAATTCCTACGGGAATTGTTAGTAGTTCTACCCAAGTAGATGTACGTAATACAACGGGTATTGCTACGATTGCCACGACAGGCTCCAACACCTTCACGGGTGTGCAAACAATTAGTAACACCACAAATAGTACGGCATTCAATAATGGTGCATTAATTGTTGAAGGTGGTGTGGGTATTGCTAAAGATGTATACATTTCCGGTGCATTGAATGTTACAGGATTGTTGACAGTTGCATCCATGTCAACGCAATATGTCACCTCGTCACAATATGTGGTTGGTGACAATAAGATCATAGTAAATACAGATGATATAACACGATTTGGTGGATTGTCTGTTAGAGACTCTGGTTCTAGTGTAGCAACAGCATCTATTTACTGGGATAGCTTAAATCATCATTTCATTTATGAAAATATAAGCGGAGCACCGTATAACAGTGCGATGTTTATTGCCGGTCCAGTAAACACTAGTACATTAGGTAATGAAGTTGGATTGACGGTTGGCAGAGTTCCGGTTGCGTCTGGAACCGATCATATTGATAGCAGAGAAGCATCAAGTTCAATCCGTGTCGATTTTCCATCAAGACTGACGCATGTTGAAGCTGGATTAGTGGTAACGGGCAGTATAACTTCATCGGTAGGGTTTTCTGGAGATGGTAGCAACCTTACTGGTGTAGTCAGTACACTAAGCGTAACTGGTTCGCAAGGCGGTCAGAGTTCAATTAATCTTAAAACACAAGGATTGATTGTTTCAGGAACCAATGGAGTTGTAGCAACGGTCAGTGGACAAACATTAGCCATTAGTGGTAGCAATGCAACAACTACATCACGAGGCGTTGCATCCTTTACTGGTTCAAATTTCACAGTAACAGATGGAACTGTAAGTACTAAACCAATCAATTTTAATGGTGTAGATCTCAATCTTGGTAGTACGTATGCATACGGGTTACAAAATATCACTCCGTATGGAGCATCGACTAGTGATCAAGTAACACTTAGTGGCGGGGCAATTATCAGTGGAATACTCCATTCATCGGCAACCACTACAGTACCAAGTCCACTAAATTCAGTAATAGCTACAGTTGCAACAGGAAGTTATGATGCCGCACATTTTGATTATGTATTAAAGAGTGGCGCAAATCTCAGAACAGGAACAGTGTTGGTTGTCTGGAGATCCGGTACTTCTACAATTGAATTTACCGATACATCAACGGCGGATATTGGTGATACGTTAAATGAAAGTTTCACGGCTGATATTGTAGGAGCAAATGTTCGATTGAAGTTAACTGGTGACAGTAATACATGGACGGTAAAAACGTCGGTACGCATGATTTAAGATACTTATAGTAGCAACACACCCCCTTGGACAGTGAAAAGGATGGTGTATCAAAAATAATATAATTTACGATACAACATCTTTTCACTTCCAAGTGTGTGTTTTCACATATTTGGAAGTGTCCTTTTATACGAGAGTGTGTAATGGCAAATGAATTTGTTGCAAGAAAAGGTCTGATTGTTTCGGGAAGTACATTAGTTACTGGTTCTCTTAATGTAACTAATGGAATTACCGGTTCATTATTTGGTACCGCAAGTTGGGCAAACAATGCAATATCAGCCTCGTGGGCACCGGTTGTATTAACTGGCGTTGCTGTAAATATCGATGAAGATATTTTTGAAGGAAATGGTGTTACAACACAATATACTTTATCTGACACCTATAATATCGATTCATTGACGGTAGTTGTTGGTGGTTTAACACAAACAAAAACTATAGATTATTCATTAAGCGGTACCACGTTATCATTTACCTATGCACCGCCATCACAATCCAACATTATTGTCCGAGCACTATTAAATGCAACGAGTAATGCCGTTGGAACGTTTACCGGTTCGTTTCTGGGAACCATAGAGTCGGCAAGTTATGCAGTAACAGCTAGTTATGCATTAAATGCTGCTGGTGGAACTCAAGGAAGTGGCGAATCTTTTCATCCATTTTTATTAGCGGGGTTGTAATACTATGCCATCGTATAAAGTTTTAGGACAATTAAATCCTACCTCTGGATCTTTACAAACATTATATACTGCACCACGAGAAGCAGTAATTTCGACATTAGCCGTATGTAACGTTTCAAGTAGTGTTACAACATTTCGTGTGGCAGTACGGCCGGGGGGAGAAGCTATTGCTAACAAACATTATGTCTCATATGATACCTCGATTAATGGAAATGATACGGTATTAATGACAATTGGTATGACGTTGAGTGGGTCGGATGCTGTTTCAGTATTGGCTGGGTCAACTGGTCTAGCTTTTAATTTATTTGGTACGGAAATATAAGATATGTCAAGTACCAATTTAAATTCGTCTACGGTCAGATTATCAAATAAAGATTTAGTTCGATGGGATACTGTTACGGACACAGTAACTAACCAAGCTCAAGCATGGACTCGTCCTGCGGATTGGTTACCGTTATCAACCGTTGGCCCAGATGAACAACGTGTTATTGGATTAGTAGCGATACCACCGCGCTCAGATAATTATATGGCTTTAAAGGTGTCCGGTAGCTATATTGTAAATTGGGGAGATGGAACAATAGAAAGTTGGTCTTCTGGAATCAAAGCCCAGCATTATTATGATTATAATGCAATACCCACAAACACTACCAGTTCGCGAGGATACAAACAAGTTGTTATAGAAATAACCCCACAGGGTGGACAAATACTTACATTGTTTAGTTTACAAGAACGGCATGATTTTTTTTCAGGATCTACAACGGTGTATGATTCTGGTTGGTTAGATTTAAATATTTCATTGCCGTCCGCATCACGACTTAGTTTAACAAATACTACATCTGAAGGAGCTGCTGCATATAGTCTATCTAGAACAACAACGCCCAGAATGCTAGAACGTCTTAATATTACGGCAAGTAGAATTACTGAGGGAGCGTATTTATGCAGAGATATGCATTCGCTGCAGCAAGTAGAAATTAATACCTCATCATCATTTGCCTCGCTCCAAAGCGCATTTGCAGATTGTTATTCATTACAATCTGCTCCAATGTTAAACACACCCAAGTGCACAGGATCGCAGGCAATGGCTGGTTTGTTTGAAAATTGTTATAATTTAAGGTTTGTACCATTATATGACACAACAATTGTTTCAAATATGAACTCAATGTTTAGTAACTGTTTTAGTTTAAGTGAAATTCCTCAGTTTAACACACAAACTGTAACAGATTTTACTAGTATGTTTTCTGTATGTAGAAACTTAAAAACAATCCCTCTATTAAATACATCTAGGGGAACAAATTTTTCTAATATGTTTACTAACTGTGGATCATTACAGAATATTCCATTATTAGATTTACAAAGTGGCTCAAATTATTCATCTATGTTTTCGGGCTGTGTTTCGTTGCGTAATATACCACCGTTATTACTCAGATCAAATGCAACAGCAACGTCAATGTTTAGTACATGTCGATCATTAAAAATTATTCCATTGTTAAATTTTCGGGGATCTACACTAAATAATTTATTTTCAGACTGTAGCAATTTACGAGAAATACCATTATTAGATACTTCTTTATCAACAAATCTTACATCAATGTTTTCTGGATGTACTAGTTTAGAAACTATACCATCATTAAATCTATCAAGTTCTACAAGCGTAAATAGTATGTTTTCTACTTGTAGAGCCTTACGACAAGTTCCATCACTAAACACATCAAACGTAACAGATTTCAGTGGTATGTTTAGTACTTGTCCTTCTTTAATAACTGCACCAACCATGGATACATCAAAAGGAACTAGTTTTTCTACCATGTTCGGTGACTGTATTAGATTGATTGAAGTGCCATCATATAATGTATCCAGTGGGTCTACTTTCTTTGCTATGTTTTCTAATTGTTCTTCTTTAACACAAATACCGACGCTTAATACACAATTTGGAACAAGTTTTAGTAGTATGTTCAGTGGATGTAGTTCTTTAAAAAATGTTTCATTAGTGAATACTGGAAGGGTAACTAATTTTAGTAATATGTTTAATACCTGTTATTCGCTAGAACAGGCACCCGAATTAAATACACAAAGTGGATCTAATTTTGGCTCAATGTTTAATAATTGTACTTCATTAAAAACAATTCCTGCGTATAGCATGAGTAATGCTACAGATATGTCATTTTTTTTCAATGGATGTACTTCACTGCAAACGGTTCCGTCCATGAGCACAGGTCGAGTAACTACTTTTACTGCTATGTTTAGTAATTGTGCTTCATTACGTGAAATACCAATGTTTATTTCTTCGGCATCCATAAATTCTCCATCATTCTCTGGATGTAATTCTCTTGCTAGTG